GTTTTTCGAGAGTGCAAATGAAAAAACGTAGGCGTAGCGGGCTACGCTGAGGCTTTTTCGTTTGTGCTCTCGGAAAATCAGACCAGCGAAGGGATTCATTATTTATTCTTCGATGTACTAGCTTCGTTACTGTTCTCAAAAATCTTTTAGCCAACCGTCGCACTTCCATATGATTTTTACATTTCCTTCTGGAAAAACCTTTATCTCTTTAATCATTTCCTTCACCAAGTCTTTCGTCAACCACGATGAGTCATCTAATCGGATTTTCTCAATCCAATCTCCTTTCAATCTATTGTTCATATCATTGCATTGGCCCGCTCCCCTGGTATCAGGTAAAGACCTTTGGGATTGAATCACTTGTTTCTTTTCTAAAAAGAGTTCCTTCGTAATTTCTCCGGCTACATACTGCTCATATACTTCCAGCAACTTTCTCCTCCTTGGCTCCGAACTATCCTGTCTCGCAGCATTATTGGCTTCTTTCTTTATACTAGCGTCCTCGGCCACCGGTGGCTTATCAATCAGTAATTGAATCATAAAATAAAGAATATTTGCAGTTGCATTAAGTAGCTCTTCCTCTTTAATCTTTATTTTTTTATGCTCTGATTCTTCTGTCACTCTGGAATGGCTGCAAATATATGTTTTTTTAGATTTTCCTTCCAGTGCCATACTTCTTGCGCAATATCCACATTTTACTGTACCGCTAAGAGCGTGCATTTGCATTTTCTCTTTCTTCATCACATGATTCTTACTTCGAACCATTACTAATTTCTGTACCCGAGCAAATGTTGCCCTGTCAATAATTGGTTCATGTGTGTTTTCCACAATAATATGATCAGCACTTTGCACTGTTGTGAGATTGGCTTTTCCCATTTGCTTTCTTTCTACCTTATGATTTACAGTATTGCCAATCACAGCCTCATTGATAAGTATCTTCCTGATGGCATCTGGACGCCAAATTAAGGTTTTGATTTCTTCCTTGTCTTTCCCGCCGGTTCTAATACCAAGCCGCCATAGCCGTTGTGCCGGACTTTCAATCTCTTCTGCATTGAAAATTCTTGCTATTTCGCTCCGCCCTTTTCCCGCAAGGGTCATAGCAAATATTCTCCGAACCGTTTTTGCAGACCCCGAATCAATCAATAGCTGATACTTATTGTTGGGATTGCGAATGTATCCATAGGGCGGTATCCCACCCTGAAACAGCCCTTTCTTTGCAAGATTACGTCTTGATTGAACGACTTTACTTGACAACTCCTTACTGTAGTGGTCGTGAATAATATTTTTAAAGACGACATCGATGCCCGAAACATCACCTTTATTTTCACTACTATCATAATGGTCATCAACCGAGATGAAACGGGTATTCAGTTTTGGAAAAACTTGTTCTAAATAATTGCCAACCTCCAGATAATTGCGCCCCAATCTGGAAAAATCCTTTACAATAATACACTTTACTCTCCCCTGGCAAATCAGCTCCATCATTTCACTAAATGCCGGGCGTTGAAAATTGGTTCCTGAATAACCATCATCAATAAATTCTCTAACCTCCCTCTGGTTTATGTCAGGATTCTTAGTCAAAAAATTCCATAAGTGCAAACGCTGATTTTGAACGCTTGTACTTTCTTTTTTCAAATCGCTTATATCTATATCTTCCAAAGAAAGACGAATATATAAAGCAGTAATATCCTGCACTATTTCACCCCTTCTATCCCAAGTTCTGTGTATAATCTTCCGATTTCATCTTCAAATCGAAAAGTAACTGCTATTTTATTTTTTTCCACAACCACGACCTTTTTGATCAGCAACTGCAAGAGTTCTCTTGTGAGTTCGCCTCTTTCCAAAAAAGCTTCATATATCGTCCGGTTCTTATTATGGTAATCTGACAGTAGCTGGGCTCCCAGATGGCCTGTCTCGATTTCCTGCAGCTTAGCCTTTGCATATTCCCTGTTTTCCACATACTGTGCCTTTAATTCTTCATACTCAGTGAATGTAAGTATGCCATCACACATATCCTTATATAACGAAGCAATCTTTTCTGTACATTTATTTAAATCACCTTTCAACTGAACAATTTTACTTTCTTTACACTTTTGCTCTTCTACTGCTTTCTTCTTGTACTTTTCATTCTTGAGCAGCCTTTCCAAAGTAAACAAAAGTTTTATATGAGTAAAAACTGCTTGTTTTAAACCTCTAAAAACTTGAATCTCACTGATATAAAAAAATGTGGAGTACCTGCCGTCATGCTTCCTAACCTTATGAGTCACATAATTATAAGTAATACGCTGATTCTCATAGACCTTCCTAACACGATACATTTTTTGACCTTCTATGCTGAAAATAATACCGTCTAGCAGACCCTCTGTTGACGGAATATCATGATGCTGGTTGCGCTTCTCCCTATTTCTTTGCAGTTCTTCATCGCATATCTGCTGTACCCGATCAAATGTTGCCCGGTCAATAATTGGTTCATGCATGTTCTTCACGATTACATAATCTTCTTTTCTTTGTGCCTTCACCTGAGTCCGCCCTTCAGCAAGACATTTTTGTTTTTTCCCCTGGATCATATCACCTACATACATTTGATTGCGGAGAATCACCTTCACCGTTGTTGATTCCCAAATCCGGTTAGCATATTTCTCATGATGTACCTTTCCCTTACGATACCAGTATGTCATAGGGGCGATTTCACCCATTGCATTAAGGGTCTTTGCAATTTCAGTATTGGTCTTGCCCTCCAGCTTCAGCAAAAATATTCTCTTGATTACCGGTCCTGTTTCTTCATTAATTACAAGTCTGCGAGGATTTTCTTTTGCTTTTTCATAACCAAACGGGGGAATGTTCCCAACAAAATCTCCTCTTAATCGCTGGGTCTGCTTGGCCGAAAATATCTTTCGCGAGATGTCCTTGGCATAGGCCTCATTTACTATGTTTTTTAGGGAAACCGTAATATCATTATCTGGATTTAATGTATCAAAATTATCATTGATTGCAATAAAACGAATGCCCAAAACCGGAAAAAGCACTTGTATATATTGTTCTGTCTCAATATGGTTTCTCCCTAGTCGGGATAAATCCTTTACAATAATGCAATTAACGACTCCATTCTTTACATCTTTCATCAATTGTTCAAAAGCCGGACGCTGAAAATTAGTTCCTGTACAGCCATTATCTCTGTATATCTTATATAAAAAAAACTGAGGATTATTTCTTACAAACTCCTGGATCACCTGTTCCTGGTTATCTAACTTGTGATCATCACGCTCTTCCTCTTTAGATAGCCTGGTATAAGCCCCTACAATATATTCTTTTTCTCTCTTCGTGGGGATGTTTGGAACGTCAGACCACACTTTTTGTTTTCTACTGACTCTGGCCACGCTATATAACCTCCTCCACTTGATTGATCAGATTACGCATTTCTTCAAATTCATTCTGATAAGAAAAGCAGACCTTTATCTTTTTGTTGGATGAAACATATATCTTATACACAAGCATGACCAAAGTCCTTCTATCCAAACTATTAATATTTCGATGTTTTTTAAAGAATTGCACAAACTGTTGATTATCGCTTTTGCCTTCCAGAAACCGTTTTCGTTTGCCAGTAAGTCGATGAATACAGTACTCTATTTCCTTTTCCTCTTTATCATAAATACTTTTTAAATCCAGATATTCTTCCTGGTTTATCAGCCCCTCATGGAAGGTTTCATATAAAGAAGCCTTTACCATTTTATATCTGGTTAAATTATTACCCAGCACCTGTAATTGTTCATCAAGGGTTTTCACTTCACTTTGGCGGATTGGAATTTGATCTACAAATTGATACAATTTATCCATCTCAATAATAAGTTCAATATGCTTCCGGATAGCTTGTAACACAGCAGTTTCAATCGCCGATTCTCTTATGGATATCCCTTTACATTTCATTTTACGGTCTTTTGTATAGCAGCCATAGTATTCATACTTCCCTTTTTCAGAGGAAATCGGCCGTCTTACCAGACTTTCACCACACTTGGCACAATATAAAACTCCGGAGAATAAGTAAACTTTGTTCTGACCTGGTGCTCTACGTGTATCAATCATTAATAATCTTTGAACCAAATCATACTCGCTTTGGGAAAGAATTGCTTCATGGGTATGTTCTACACGGATCCATTCATCACTTTTAACATCAATTTGCTCTTTTACCTTATAATTAGGTCGTGTACTTTTCCCTTGCAGCAAATGCCCTAAATATACTTCATTTTCAAGTATCCTTATGATCGTTGTTACTGACCATTTGGTCTTGCCTGCAACATGAAAACTAGGTTGATAGTTCCTCCCTTCCGGAGTATGTTTTTTGTACTCATAGGGAGCTGGAATCCCTTCTTCATTTAAAGTCCTGGCAATATCCTGATTGCTGATGCCATCTATTTTCAGCTTATAAACCCGTTTCACCACTTTTGCTGCCGGTTCGTCTATGACTAATTGATTTTTATTTTCCTCCGCCTTTTTATAACCATAAGGAGCAAATGCTCCTACATAGTCTCCCTTCCTTCGCTTTGCATTTAGATTGGAACGAACTTTGATGGAGATGTCCCTGCAATAAATATCATTGATCAGATTTTTAAACGGCAGAATAATATCGTCACCCTGATTTTTTACCTTAACACTGTCATAATTATCATTAATTGCAATAAAGCGGACTTCTAAAAACGGAAAAATCTGTTCTATGTATTTGCCTGTTTCAATGTAATTTCGTCCAAATCTGGATAAGTCTTTTACAATAATACAGTTGATTTTCTTGGTCTTTATATCTTCAAGCATTTGTTTAAATGCCGGACGCTCAAAATCAACCCCGCTAAATCCATCATCGGAGTATTCTTCTGCAATTTTGATCTCTGGGTGGTTTTTTTGAAAATTTCTGATAAGTTCTTTTTGATTTTTAATGCTATCGCTTTCCGCCTTATCTCCATCATCTTTTGATAATCTGGAATACGACGCAGCATAATAACATATTTCAGTTATAGATTTCATAAGTGATCCTCCTTAAGTCGAGAATCACTTGTAAACATGAGATTTGATTTGTCCTATCGGTCTCATATCAAAAGCCTCTCCTTAATGAAAGCGATTCTCAAATAATCATGGTCTCAAAATATTGCTCCATCTTATCCTGTAAACTCTGTCCATCCGATTCAAACGATATCTCAACTTCCAAATCCCCTACTTTGAAGTCATAAGGATTCCCGATATCTTGTATATATTTCTTTATTCGATCTGTTTTACTTAACGACCGATCTATCCTGATCTCTGATATATCTACTAACTCTTTACCTGCCATTTGTACCATCTATCCACCCTTTCCTTTCATAATATTCTTTTATGTTTGTCCTATATTCATCTTGAATGAATCAAACATTATTACTTGATTTCTTGCATAATACAATTTCTATCCAAACTGCATAAAGCAGGAGAAGAATTATCCACTCCCTTCCTGCCTGATCATTACTTTTTCTGCCTATCCTTGCGAAGCTGGAAACTATGATCAACTAAAGATTCCCAATCAGCTTTGCATAGTAAGCAGAAAAACGATAGCATTATGTACCATATGAGCCAGCAAAATGGCTTCTCTTCGATTTACCTTCAAATGCAAATGAATTGTTGTGATTTAAAGAGAAACAGCACTGGCGGTGTCAATGAGAATTCAAAACAATAGACAGGTTTTGGAGATATAATCTCTGGCGAAAGTAACCCTTGGGATTTATTTCGTCTACTGGAAAAATCATTTGAATTTTCCAGTATCATTATTGACTAATTTGATTTTTTCTGTATGAACACATAATAAAGACTAGTACATTGAAGAATAAATAATGAGTTCATTCGCTGAGGATGGTTTTTCGAGAGTGCAAATGAAAAAACGTAGGCGTAGCGGGCTACGCTGAGGCTTTTTCGTTTGTGCTCTCGGAAA